TGCGCGCCAGCGCGGCGAACTGGTTGATCGGGCCAAAGCGGAATCGCTGTTCTTCAAGCTGGCTCGCCAAGAGCGTGACACTTGGATCACTTGGCCTTCGCGCGTGGCGGCGCTGATGGCAGCGGAGATCACAGCGCAGATCGAAAAGGAAACAGGCAAGAAGGTCGTGATCGATCCGGGATTGGCACAGAGGATTTTAGAAGACCATGTGCGCAGCAACCTCGAGTCCCTCGCTGAACCAGTCGCCAAGCTCGGATCCTGACGATTGGGCTTTTGAGGGCGGCGCTGGGCTTCTTGCTGCGTTCCGTCGCGGGATCCGGCCCGACCAGCTGCTGTCGGTCACCGAGTGGGCCGACGAGCATCGCTTTCTGGCAGCAAAGGCGGCGGCGGAGCCCGGCCGGTACCGGAGTGCCCGGACGCCTTACCTGCGCGAGATCATGAACGCGCTTTCGCCTGCTGACCCGGCGAAGCGCGTTACCTTTATGAAAGGCGCACAGGTCGGCGCTACAGAGGCTGGCAACAACTGGATCGGCTTTGTGATCCATCACGCGCCGGGCCCGATGCTGGCGGTGCTGCCAAACGTTGAGCTCGCCAAGCGAAACTCGCGCAGCCGGATCGACCCGTTGATCGAGGAAAGCCCTGTGCTGCGCGAGCTGGTCAAGCCAGCGCGGTCGCGGGACGCTGGAAACACGATGCTGTCGAAGGACTTCCCAGGAGGCATTCTGGTGATGACGGGCGCGAACAGCGCGGTTGGCCTCCGATCAATGCCTGCGCGGTACCTCTTCCTGGACGAGGTGGACGGGTTTCCAACGTCGTCAGACGACGAGGGTGATCCGGTCGCGCTGGCCGAGGCGCGGACTTCGACCTTCGCGCATCGCCGCAAGATATTCATGGTCTCGACCCCGACTGTGCGAGGCGTCAGTCGGATCGAGCGCGAGTTCGAAGCCAGCGACCAGCGGCGCTACTTTGTGCCGTGCCCGCACTGCAGCCACATGCAGTGGCTCGAGTTCGAGCGCCTGCGCTGGGAAAAGGGACGTCCGGAGACGGCAGCTTATCTCTGCGTCGAGTGTGACACACCGATTGATGAGCATCACAAAACGCGCTTCCTTGAGCAGGGAGAGTGGCGTCCGACGGCGGTTTCAACGGATCCGAAGCACGTCGGCTTTCACCTCTCTGCGCTATACTCGCCGATCGGCTGGGAATCGTGGCAGAACATCGCGCGAAAGAAGGAGTCGGCGAAAGGCTCTGACGCAGCACAGCGAGCCTTTGCGAACACTGTTCTTGGGATATCCTGGACCGAGAGCGGCGACGCGCCGGAATGGGAGCGCCTGCAGGATCGGCGCGAAACCTATGGCGGCGCGGATATTCCAGAGCGCGGCCTGTTCCTGACTGCTGGCGTCGATATCCAAGCGGATCGTTTTGAGATCGACGTGTGGGCTTGGGGCCGGGAATTGGAAAGCTGGCTGATCGATCACCGAGTGATCGAGGGTGGACCAAAGCGGCCGGAAGCGTGGAACGAGCTGACGACGGTTCTTGGCGCATCTTGGCAGCACGAAAACGGAGCATTTATGCAGATCGCGAAGCTGGCGGTCGACACCGGCTACGAAACCTCGGCCGTCTACGCATGGTCGCGGAAGCAGGGCTTTGCGCAGGTTGCACCGGTCAAGGGTGTCGAGGGTTTCAACCGGTCTGCGCCGGTCTCGGGACCGACGTTTGTGGACGCCACGATCGGTGGTAAACGATTGCGCCGCGGTGCCCGCCTCTGGACGGTCGCAGTGTCGACCTTCAAGCAGGAGACCTACCGGTTTCTGCGGCTAGAGCGGCCTGCAGACGAGCAGCTGGCCGAAGGCGCACCTTGGCCGCCCGGGTACGTCCACCTGCCCGATTGGGCCGACACCGAGTGGATGAAGCAGCTGGTTTCGGAGCAGCTTGTGACTGTCCGGAATCGGCGCGGCATTGGTCGACTCGAATGGCAGAAGATGCGCGAGAGAAATGAAGCGCTTGATTTGCGTGTTTATGCGCGCGCTGCGGCATGGATCCTTGGCGCGGATCGATGGAGCGAGGACAATTGGCGCACGCTCGAGTCGCAAGCTGGTGTCGAGACACTCGAAAAGAAAGAAGATCCAGATAACATCGGTCAGACCAGTCCAACGGCTGGATTGCTGACGACGCCGCGGCGCAGTCGCAAGAGGACACGATAGGAACCAAATGACGATCGAGCAGATGAACACAAAGCTGAATGCGCTGAAAGATGCGCGCTACGCGGGCGTTCGCAGCGTCAGCTATGAGGGCCGCTCGGTCACCTATGGTAGCGATAATGAATTGAAAACTGCGATTTCGGATTTGGAAGCGGAGATCGCGAAAGCGCTGAGTCCTCGGTCCCGCATGTCCAAAACCTACGCTTGGAAGGGTCTTTGAAATGACTTGGCGCAAGAAGCTGGGCGCGATGATTGCGGGTGAGCCCATGACCCTCTGGACCGGCGGCTTTGAGGGCTCGCAGGGCTCCGGACGTCTCCGTCAATTCCGGCCAGCGCGGTCGCACGTCAACACGCTGCTGGCGGGTGCGGGCCCGGATATGAACGCTCGCGCCAGGTGGCTGGTGCGTAACAACGGCTACGCGGCGAACGCGATCGAGAGCTGGGCAGGCAACGCTGTCGGCAACGGGATCAAGCCGGTGCTCAAACTTAGCGACAGCGCCACTAAGGAGCGGCTGCAGGAGCTCTTTTTGGCTTGGACGGATGAAGCTGACGCCGAGGGTATCACGGACTTCTACGGCCTGCAGCGCCGCGCCGCGCGGGAAGTCTTCATGTGCGGCGAGGTCTTTATCCGCTTGCGGCCGCGCCGCGCAGTTGACGGTCTAAGAGTGCCTCTTCAGCTTCAGATGCTTCCCGCAGAAATGCTGCCGATGAACCACACGCAAATCGCTCAGAATGGTAATCGGATCCGGCAGGGGATCGAGTTCGACCTGGTCGGGCGCCGGGTGGCGTATCACTTCTACCGTCGGCACCCTGGCGATGTGACGGAGCAGGATTTCACAGGCCTAATGACCCGGGTCCCGGCCTCGGAGGTTCTGCATATCATCGACCCTGTCGAGGCTGGCCAGCTGCGCGGTATCTCAAAGTTTGCACCCGCGATCGTCAAGCTGTTCCTTCTCGACCAATACGATGATGCGGAGCTGGACAGGAAAAAGGTTGCGGCGATGTTCGCAATGTTTGTCACATCGCCGGCCCCGGAAAACCCGCTGGCGGCTGCTGAAGAGGACATTGAACTATCGCCTGGGCTAATGACGCGACTGGATCCCGGCGAGGACGTGACCGTGGGCCAGCCAGCAGACTCGGGCGCTACTTATGAGCCTTTCCAGTACCGGACACTACTGCAAGTTTCGGCCGCGCTTGGCATACCCTATCCCTACATCACGAATGACATGGTGAAGGGAAACTTCTCGAACTCGCGGCTCGCGCTTATCGAGTTCCGCAGACGTGTCTCTGCGTGGCAGCACAGCGTGATGGTGTTCCAGATGTGCCGGCCGATCTTCACGCGATGGATGGACGTCGCGTCCTTCTCAGGCGCGATTGATTTGCCGCGCTACGAGCAAGAGCGTGCCACGTATCATCGCGCCGACTGGCTTCCGACAAAGTGGGACTGGGTCGATCCCCTCAAGGACGCGAACGCGGAGCTGGCGCAGATCGAGGGTGGTCTGAAATCCCGCACCCAGGCGATCGCAGAGCGAGGCTATGACGCTGAAGAGGTTGATCGAGAGATTGCTGCGGAGCGTGCGCGCGAGCGTTTGCTTGGCCTCGACTTTCGTCGCCCCGGCTCGCCGCAGGGACCAGCGCAAGCGCCCGGCGCAGCTGATCCGAGCGATGCTGCAGATAACGACGACGGCGACGACCGCGACGAGAACAATGATCAGCCCGCAGGCGGCACACAGGAGTGACAATGATGACTTCCCCGCTTATCGCGCAGCGCGCATTCAACACGCCTTTGCTGGTGCAGCCAGCGAAGGCGATGGCGTTCCTCGCTGGAATGGGCACGCGGATCACTGGCAGCGATGTGTCCTTTGAAAACTTCTCGATCAAGCCTGATGCGGTGGCGCAAGCGACCCTTCCTGCTCGCGCTGGTGTGCTCGTTAACGATATCGCGGAACGATCGCAGAGGAACGGCCGCCGCCCATTTCTCGTGAAAGACAGCATTGCCGTGATCGAGGTGATTGGCACCCTTGTGCATCGTGGCTCTTTTATCGGATCGAGCTCCGGCGTCACCTCGTATGAGGGTCTAGCTTCGCAGATCAAGGCGGCGGTGATGGATTCCTCGATACGTGGCATCGCGCTCGAGATTGACAGCTTCGGCGGCGAGGTCGCGGGTGCGTTTGACTTGGCCGACGCGATCCGTGCCGCGCGTGCGACGAAGCCAGTTTACGCGTTTGTTGGTGAGCACGCTTTCTCGGCAGGTTACGCGATCGCAAGCCAAGCCGATCGGATCATCGTCCCGCGCACCGGCGCGGTCGGAAGTATCGGTGTGGTCGTGATGCACTTGGACATGAGCCGACAGCTTGATGGCAATGGCGTATCTGTGACGCTGATCCACGCAGGATCGCACAAGGTCGACGGCAACCCTTACGAGCCTCTGCCGCCTGAGGTTCGCAGCGATATCCAGAGCGAAATTGATGCTGTGCGCGAGCTTTTTATCGAGACTGTTGCTCTCGGTCGAGGTCCCCGACTGAACGCAGCGGCGGCGCGCGCCACAGAAGCGGACAGCTATCGCGGCGCGATGGCGGTTGAGGCTGGCCTGGCCGACGAAGTGTCGGACCTGTCCAGTGCTTTCGAGCGTTTTGCGAGAAACGTGAATGGGCGAAGTGCGTCGCCCCAAGGCGCGACGGCGGGACGCGCAAAAGGATCCCGCGATAACGAGGTGAAACCCATGACAAAGACAAATCAAACCGCCAGCACGGTCGACGAAGACCAGACGCAGGTTACCACCGAACCGGTGGCCAATACTTCCATAGCGCCGGTACCGCCGGTTGCAGATCAAGGCCCGGCCGTTGCTGAATCATCGGCTGCTGCTCCGACGGCTCCGGTTGTTGCATCGGATGCGAACGCTGCTGATCAGGTGCGCAGCGATGCTGCTGAAATCGCCGGTATCGCTGCGCAAGCTGCACGACTTGGCGTACCGATCGATGTGGCCGCCGCGATCACAGCCGGTACTAGCCCGAGCGATTTACGCGCCAAAGTTCTCGAGCAAGCGGCTGCGAACTCGACGGCGCAAGATCTTGTGGTGGCGACACCATCTCGGGCGCAGCCTTTGAATGCTGACAGCCCGATCATCGCTGCTGCGAAGCGCGTTGCCGCAGCTGCCAAACCCTAGTCTGCCATAACCTGACTCAATCGGCCGCGAGGTGTTGCCGATAACAATCTTCAGCCAGAGGAAATAAGCCATGCCTACCCTGACCCAGACGCCCACCGTCGGCGACGTCCTGAAGGACGAATACAACGCGAACTATACCCGTGAGGCTGTAACTGTGCTGACCGGCGCGATCTATCCTGTTGGCGCTGTGGTCGGATTGATCACGGCCAACGGAAAATACAAGCTGGCGACCGCCACTGGCTCAGACGGCGCACAGGTTGCTGGTGGTGTCGTACTGTACAGAGCCGACGCGACAGACGGCGATGTGACCGGTGTCACAATCCTGCGGCGCGGTCCGGCCATCGTTTCGCGCGACGCTCTGACCTTCGGAGACACTGTCGATGATGCAACCAAAAAAGATGCAAAGGTGGCACAGCTCTTGTTGCTGGGCATCGTTGCGCGCACCACCGCCTAAAAATAACGAGGCTGCACTCAGCCTCGCTGATCCTTACCCTTGATAACCTGGAGTAAACGAAGATGAACCAGATCGTCCGTAACCCTTTCGACGCTGGCGGCTACTCGCTCGCGGAGATGACGCAGGCCATCAACATCCTGCCAACTTTGTACAGCCGCTTGTCCGAAATCGGCCTCTTTCGATTTGAAGGCGTAACGCAGCGTTCAGTCATCATCGAGCAGCGCGATGGGGTGCTAAACTTGCTTCCTTCTATGGCGCTGGGCTCTGCAGCCACCGTTGCTGGCCGCGAGGGTCGCTCGATGCGCTCGTTCGTGGTGCCGTGGATCCCGCACGACGATATCATCCTGCCGGGCGATATTCAGGGCGTTCCTGCGTTCGGGCCGGTCAATGGCGCTGATCCTCTCGCTGATCTGGTCGCGCGTAAACTTTCTCTCATCCAGCGCAAGCACGCCCAGACACGCGAATACATGGAAATGAACGCGCTGCGAGGAACGGTGAAGGACGGAGCAGGCGCAACCCTCTACAATTACTTTACCGAATTCGGAATCTCACAAATCTCGGTGGACTTCGTGCTTGGTACGGCCGGAACAAATGTCCAGGCGAAGGTCCGGGATGTTCTTCGCGCAATCGAGGACAATCTGCTCGGTGAGTCGATGTCCAGTGCCCATGCGCTGGTAAGTCGGGAATTCTCCGACAAGCTGATCAGCCATCCAAAGGCAGAGGAAGCATACAAATATTTCGCAGCCACAGGCTCGCAGCCGCTTCGCGACGACATGCGGCGCTTCTTCCCTTTTGCCGGCGTCGTGTTCGAGGAATACAACGCGACCGTCACGCTGGGCGATGCTGACAAGACGTCCGAGCGTCTTGTGCCTGCGGATGAGGGCGTTGCCTTCCCTCTCGGCACATTCGACACGTTCACGACCTACGGCGCGCCTGCGAACCTGCTTGAGACGGCAAACACCATCGGCCTGCCGATGTACGCGCGCCAGCATCTCGACGAGAAGGGCCGCTGGATCGACCTGATGAGTGAAGCGTCGATTCTGCCGGTCAACAAACGGCCCCGCACTGCGGTGCGGATCCACACCTCCAACTGATCGGAACTGCACGTGAGCATCTTCGCCGCCGCCATGGACGCGATCTTTAATGATCCCAACATGGCGGTGGACGCTCTTTGGCTTGCGGACGGCGAGCTGCCCGGCGTGGCGGTCCGTCTGATCCGTCGTGCGCCTGACGTTGAAACGCAGTTCGGCGCTGCGCGGATTTTGTCGGAAACGATGATGTTCGATGCGCGTTGCTCCGAGATCCCCGCAATTGCGAAGGGCGACAAGCTCGTCGTGGGATTGGAAGAATTCACTGTCCAAGGTGACCCGAAGCGCGACCGTGAACGGTTGACCTGGACAATCAACACGAGGCCAGCGTCATGAAGATAACTTTGGACGTTTCGCCCTCGATCGCCGCAATCATGCAGCGCGAAATATCGAAGAGCGAGAAGGCTGTCACGACGGCTTTGAAGCAGGCGGGCGAAACCCTGAAGGCTGATTGGCGATCGGAAATCGTCCGTGCTGGACTTGGTGCGAAGCTATCGCGATCAATCCGAAACAAGACCTTTCCTCGTGCAGGCCAGAGCATCAACGCTACAGCACTGGTATATTCGAACGCTCCGAAGATCATAAGCGCGCACGAAAAAGGGGCCACGATCCGATCCAAAAACGGGTCTTGGCTGGCAATCCCCACACCAGCCGCCGGAAAGGGCTTGCGTGGCGGCCGCATCACGCCTGGGCAGTTCGAGCGCAAGTCTGGACTCAGGCTGCGTTTCATCTATCGCCGCGGTAAACCCAGTCTGCTCGTCGCAGAAGGTCGCCTTTCCAGCCGTGGGAACGTCGCTGCATCGCGTTCAAAAACAGGCCGCGGCGTCACGACAGTGCCGGTTTTCATCCTGGTGCCTCAGGTCAGGCTGGCCAAACGGCTCAACCTTGCGCGCAGTGCCGCTCGCGTTCAGAGCAGTATCCCAAGCGCAATTGTCAGTAGCTGGCTCGAGGACTCGGTATTATGACTGATCCGGTACAGTCGAAGCGCGAGGCGGTTCTTGACGCACTCCACGTCCTGCTGGCTGCAGATCTTGATGCGCCAGTGCTGCGCGACGAAGTGCTCCCCGAGCTTCTGCCGGCAGATGGACTTTTGATCATCCGAGACGGCGAGCCTGGGGATCCCGATGTGACGCTCTCGCCCCTTACATATCACTACGAGCACCGCGCAGAGATTGAGGTCTTAGTGCAGAGCGGCAATGACCGCGCAGCACCTTTTGACGCGCTCTGTGTGCAGCTCGGGACCGCTCTCGCTGCAGACCGGACGCTCGGTGGCCTTTGCGACTGGATCGAGGCCAGCGCTCCGAGCTCAGTCGATCTGCCGATTGAGGGAGCCGAGGCGATCAAGGCTGCTATCGTCCAAGTTACCCTTTATTATTCAACGCTTAACCAACTGGCCTGAAACCGGGCTCTGACCTTCACCAAAGTTTGAGGAGAAACCAAAATGGCACGAGCTCAGGGCGCGCGATCGCAGATGGCGCTTGCGTTCGAAATTACATATGGCACATCGCCTGCTTCTGGCTACGCCAAGATGCCATTCGCCAGCGCGACGCTTGGCGCAGAGCAACCGCTGCTCGAATCGGAACTTCTGGGGTCTGGGCGTGATCCGCTTGCGCCTATCAAGGACGCGCTGACTGCTGATGGTGACGTGATGGTTCCCATCGATGCTCAAGCCTTCGGATTCTGGCTGAAGGCTGCCTTTGGCGCTCCGACGACCACCGAGGACACAGGTGTCTTCACGCACGTGTTTAATTCGGGCAGCTTTGATCTGCCGTCGATGTCGATCGAGGTCGGAATGCCTGAGGTACCGCGCTTTGCGATGTACGCTGGCTGCAAATTGGATCAGCTATCCTTCACCATGCAGCGAAGTGGATTGCTGACAGCCTCAGTTCAGCTGGTCGCGCAGGGTGAGTCCGTTGCAACCTCAACTGCGGCCGGCACGCTGGCCGCAATACCGTTACAGCGATTTGGTCATTTTAACGGCGTCATAAAGCGGGACACCGTGTTGCTTGGAAACGTGGTCTCCACGCAGATCAATTATATGAACAATCTCGACCGCATCGAGACGATCCGCGCAGACGGCATGATCGACGGCGCGGATCCGTCAATGGCGTCACTTTCGGGCAGCATGGAGGTGCGCTTTGCTGACAACACGCTCATGACGCAAGCGATCAACGGTGCGGATTGCGAACTTGAGTTCTCGTATCTTCTGCCCAACGGCGAGAGCCTGACGGTCACCGCCTACTCTGTATTTCTGCCGCGCCCTCGGGTCGAGATCGGCGGTCCTCAAGGCGTCCAAGCCACCTTCGATTTCCAGGCCGCCAAGGACGCATCCGAAGGGCGGATGTGCACCTTCACCCTAGTCAACGCTAAAGAGGATTATTGATCGTGCTCAAACTAGAACTATCCAAAAAACCGAGCTGGCTTGAGCTGATACCCGGCGTCCGAGTGCATCTCCTGCCGCTCACCACAGCGCTCATGGTTTCAACTCGCGGCGCGATGACCGTCGAGTCGCTGTCCGACGAGGTTGGTGACGAGGAACGCGCGCTGGTGTTTGCAAAGGCGCTGGGACGCCGTGCTGTGATTGCATGGGAGGGTGTGGGTGACGCAGACGGCGAAGTGCTGGACCTCACGCCCGATGGTGTCGACGCGTTGCTCGACGTCTACCCAGTCTTTGACGCATTCCAAGCGCGCTACGTGTCCAAGGGACTGGTCTTGGAAAGTGAAAAAAACGTCTCCGCGCCCTTGCCGACTGGCACTTCAGCGGGGGCGATCGCTACTGTGAAGCCTGTGAGGGCACGTGCCCGGAATGCCCGCAAAAAGTAAACTGGCCACAGACTTTTGAGGGTGTGCAGGTCTGGGACTTGGTTGGCCGCTTAGGCGGCCAGCTTCGCGCCACACAAAAGACTGTTCTCGGCTGGGACATGGGTGCAGCTCTTGCTATGGCGCGGGCCCTTGGCATCAAGGGGATCGTCGCAATGGAACTTCTGCCCGGAATTGAGGCTGTCATGGTCGTAAAAATAAACGAGAGGATTGGAGAGCAAAATGGTTGAGAAGCGCGTCTCCGTCCGTCTTGGCGCCGTCGGCGGAAACCAAGTAAAGTCAGAGCTTCGCGGCATTGGGGATGCTGGTGCCCGAGGCTTCGGTCGGCTGTCGCGCGAAACTGATATCGCAAACGCACGTCTAGCTGCATTCACGCGCCGGGCGCGGTTGGCGGCCACAGCAGCAGCTGCTGCTGTCGTCGCTGCCGGGGCAATTATGATCCGCTCGGGCCTGCAGACTATCGACCAGACAGCCAAATTGGCGCAGTCGCTGGATACTACTGTGGAGAGCCTTCAGGTGCTTGAGCGCGCTGCTGACCTTTCTGGCGTATCAATGGGGAGTGTTGAGCAGGCCACAATGCAGCTTACGCGACGTCTGAGTCAGGCTGCAGCAGGTGCTGGTCCCGCAGCAACAGCCCTCGACCGACTCAATCTATCTGCCAATGAGTTGCAAAGCCTGCCGCTTGATCAGCGCATTGCTTTGATCCAAGAGCGGCTTGCGGAGTTTGTGCCGGAGGCCGAGCGCGCTGCGGTTGCCTCGCAGCTCTTTGGCGATCGCGCGTCCCTCATCTTCACGCGCATCGATACGGCCACGCTCCGCCAAGCCACCGCTGACGTCAATGATTTTGGGATTGTCGTCTCCGAGCAGGACGCCGACCAGGTCGAGCGCACCAACGACGCAATCTCACGGCTCGGCCTGATCTGGCGTGGTGTCTCAAACCAGATGGCGGTGGCTGCAGCGCCAGCGCTTGAGACGATCTCGGACTCGCTCGCAACCATGGCGCGCACCACCGGTCCGCTTGGTTCGGCCATAAAGACCGTTTTTGAGAACCTCGGGCGGCTGGGCACAATGGCCGTGACCTTTGCGGCATTAATGGCTGGCCGTTGGGTGGCAGGGCTCGTGGCTGCGACTTTCTCTGTTGGTGGCTTAGTGACCAGCCTCGTCTTCTTGCGGGCGGCGCTGATCCGCACGGGCATTGGCGCGCTGATCATCGGCGCAGGCGAGCTGGTCTATCAGTTTACCCGCCTTGTCGACGGCGCGGGTGGGTTCGGAAACGCCATGGAGCTGCTGAAGGACGTCGTTTCCGAGGTCTGGAACCGGTTCTCGCTTCGGTCAGACGCCGCATTTGCGCGTCTCAATTCCGGTTGGGCCACGGCGCAGGTTGGTATTTATAACGGGCTGCAATCGACCACAGACGCAGTGGTTGCTTGGGCAAACAGGACCTCCAACACATTTGAGGGCACGTTCCTTGCGGTGCAGTCGATCTGGGGCGCGCTGCCAGATGTGTTCAGAAGGATCGGAGCGCTTGCGGTCAATGGTCTGATCGAGGTGATGGAGACCGGGATCGCGGGCATCACTGCCGCAGTAAACGGGCTCCTTACCCTCGGCGGCCTGCGCCCGGATTGGGCCATTGATGCGCCCGACCTTACCCAATGGAAATCTGTTGTCCCTGAAGCAGTCAATCTTGGTGGTCGCGCCGCAGAAGCCTTCGGCAGCGCGTTCTCGGAATCTCCATTCGAGGCACCCGATCTCTTTGGCGGCATGGCGTCCGATGCGAGTGGCCGTGCGGCCGGGTATTCCGAGGCGGCTCGAATGCTCGCGGAGGCGGCTTTGCGTCCAACGACCGCGTGGGAGGCTCTGCGCGCTGCGGTGGCTGGCGCAGACGCTGAAGGCACGGCGGCTTTGGACTCTGCCGGCAGGTCGGCGGATCGGTTTAATGATGCGCTGGAAGAAACCGAAGATAACGCTCGGAACGCAGGCGCAGCAGCGGGTCAGGCAGGCGCAGCCGCAGGAGACGCTGCTGCGGTAGCAGCCACCGGGTGGCAAGCGGTGGCCAATTCTCTCAGCGAGTATGCCAAAAGTGCGATGGACTGGGGCAAAGGCATCGGTGACGTGCTAACCAGCTCGTTTCAGTCGGCCAAGAGCGCGTTCAGCGAGTTCGTGAAAACTGGAAAATTTGACTTCAAATCGCTGATATCTTCGATGCTGGCCGATCTCGCGACCTTGGCTTTCCAAAACGCGGTGCTTGGGCCTGTGGCCAACTTCCTCTCAACTTCGCTTCCGGGGTTCTTTGCGGACGTGAAGCATGATGGCGGGATCGTAGGACAGGCAGGGCCATCGCGTATGGTTCCGGCAATGGCCTTTGCCAATGCGCCGCGCATGCACCAAGGCGGGTGGCCTGGCCTTAAATCCGACGAGGTTCCCGCGATCCTTCAGCGCGGCGAGCGAGTGTTGTCGCGGGCCGAGGTTGCACGGGGTATGACCGGAGGTGCATCATCTGGTGGTTCTGTTGGTGTTAGCATCAGCATTGATGCACGGGGCGCGCAGGTGGGTGTGGCTGACCAAATCGCAGCAGGCATTCAGCGTGAGCTTCCAGCGATCATTAAGGCGACGCGGGCCGGTATAAGCGGCCGTCAGTCGAGAGGGTATTCGGTATGATCCCAGAACTTCCTCTGGTCTTGGTGTCGGGCATCCCGCAACGGACGCTCGTGGCCATGAGTTCGGCCGCCACTTCACCTTTTACAGGTGGGCAACAGGTGCAGGATTGGGGTGGTCGCTACTGGTCCTACCAGATAACGATGCAGCGACTCCGCGACCGAAATGCGTTAATAATGGATGCGTTTTTTAACGGCTTGGGCGGATTGGCCGGAAGGTTCATTTTCCGCGACCCTGCAATCGTTCAAACCATCGCCGGTACGCCTTTGGTTTTGAATGGTGCACAGTCCGGTTCATCGCTCATCACAGACGGATGGCCGACAAGCACCACAGTGATGCGCACAGGTGAATTCTTCTCATTGGGTGCGGGTGCTGCGATTCGGCTGCACCAAATTGCAGCTGACGTGGACTCAAACGCATCTGGTGTGGCGACGCTGACCTTTCATCCGCCTCTTCGGTCAAGCCCTGCGGATAACGATGGGCTGAACGTCACAAATCCGGGCGTATTGCTGCGGCTGACCGATCAGGCTCCAGCGCGGATTGGCGCTGTTGCCACGTACCTTTTCACCTTATCCGCACGCGAGGCAACATGAGCCGGGATCTGCCTGCAGCCATCAATGCCGCTTTGACAGGGGGCGACGCGATGCGGCTGGCGTTGCTGGTCGAGATGGAGTTTGCGTCGGGGTTCTTACGTCTTTGGTCTGGTCTTTCGCCACTCAACTATGATGAACGCGAGTGGACCGGGGCAGGGACGCTGTTCGGGTTTGGCAGCGTTGAGGAGACGCGGGAAGTCGTCGCCAACGGCGCAACGATCTTTCTGTCCGGGATCCCGTCCGACTTGGTTTCTGCGTGCATCAACGACGCCCAGCAGGGCAAAATTGGACGGATTTATCTGGCGGTGCTTGATGCGGATGGCGCTGTTGACGGTGACGCAGTGGAGCTGTTTGTCGGTCGGCTCGACGTGCCGACGATCAGCGATGAAGGGCCAAATTGTACAATTGCCATAACGTATGAAAGCCGCATGATCGATCTGACCCGGCCGCGCGAGTTTCGTTACACGCACGAGAGCCAACAGGTTCTCCATCCCGGTGATCTGGGCTTTGAATTTGTGACCTCCATTCAAGACCTCGAAATAACTTGGGGGCGTGGCTGATGGCACGAGTGACCGGGTGGGAATCATCCTTGGTCGCAGCCGTGGCTGGTGTTCGCGATCGGCCTTTTCAGTGGGGGACGCACGATTGCGCCACTTGGGCCTTTGAGGTGCGGCTGGCGATGACCGGCATCGACTCCGCAGCAGCGTGGCGCGGCAAATACCGGACCGAAAAAGGCGCAGCCAGAATGCTGCGGCGGTTGCGCTGCAAAACCGTCGAGGATTTGGCGACCTCAATTTTAGGCGAAGCGCTGCCCTCAGTGCTCTTCGCACAGCGCGGCGACATTGCGCTGGGCGGTTTGGAGCAGGCGCTTGGCATTTGCGTCGGCTCGGAGGTTCTCTTTTTGCAACCATCTGGTCTGGTCGCGCTGCCGCTGCGCGGCTGCCTGAAAGCGTGGAGGGTCTGAAATGCCGTTTTTAGCGCCAGTCTTTGCCGGGATCGCCGGCGCGTTCACGGCGGTCAATGCCTTTGTTGCTGGCCTTGGAATTGTTGGATCGACTCTCTTTAAGTTGGGCACTTCGCTCCTTTTGTCGGCCGCCGCCCGTGCGTTAATGCCAAAGCCATCCGGTCCCAAGTATCCATGCAGGCCCGAAAGGTTTCCGTTCGCTCGCCTGTCTCGCCGAGGGATCTGGTGTACGGAAAAATGCGCAAGGGCGGCGTCATCGTTTACATCAATTCCTCAGGTGCTGGGAATAATCTGCTCGACTTGATTATCGTCGTTGCCGGTCACGTCGTTGAAAAAATCGGCATCGTGTATTTTGAAGATGAAATCGCTTTGGATGCCAGCGGTGTGGCTCAGGGGCGATACGTTGGTGGCGTGACTGTTGCAAAACGTTTGGGCACAGTGGCCCAGTCTGCATTCCAAATACCTGACAACACCGCTTGGACGTCAGCACATCGGCTATCGGGGTGCGCGGCAATTCATCTGCGGTTGACATACGATCCCGATCGATTTCCAAACGGCATCCCAAATGTTAGCGTCGATATTGAGGGCAAGAACGACATTCTTGATCCGCGCGATCAAGTGCGCAGGTTTACTGCCAACGCCGCTCTTTGCGTGGCCGACTATATGTCACTGCCGGATTTCAGCCTTGGGGCGCAAATTGGATCGGCTGACGGCATCGACAGCGATTCACTGATCGAAGCCGCCAACATCTGTGACGAGGGCGTAGACGTCGTTGGTGGCGGCTCACAGCCACGCTACACGTGCAACGGCACAATGACTCTCTCGGAAACGCCGCAAACAATGATCGAGGTCATGCTTGGGGCAATGTCTGGCAGCTGCGCTTGGCTGGGTGGGGCTTGGCGCATCCGCGCAGGCGCTTACCGCATCCCGACCGTGACGCTGACCGACAACGATGTGCGCGCGGGTGGCATATCGCTAGATACCCGCGTCTCGCGCACACAGAGCGCCAACGCGGTGCGCGGTACGTTCATCAGCCCGTCCAACAACTCGCAGGTGGACGATTTCCCGGCCTACGAGAGTGCCGTCTACCTGGCCGAGGATGGTGGCGAGCGACGCTGGCTTGATATGGCCCTGCCGTTTACGGATTCTGCCAGCATGGCGCAGCGTCTGGCGCGGATCGAGCTGGAGCGGATCCGTCGCCAGATGACCGTCAGCATGCGAGGCAAGTTGTCCGCGTGGCGCGTCTCGGTTGGTGGTACTGTGATGCTGACCTATGCGCGCTGGGGGCTGTCAGCAAAGCCGTTCGAAGTGCAGGGCCTGACACTGCAGCTGACCGGCTCCGAACAGCCAGAGCTGGTGCCCGACTTGGTGCTGCGTGAAACCTCGCCGCTGGTTTATGATTTTGACGCGACCGAGGCGGCCGTTTACGCAGCGGCTCCGCGCACGAATTTGCCAAGCGCCTTTGACACTCCGGCACCAGGTGGGCTGGTGATTTCAGAGTCGCTTTATTCGACCCGCGATGGCGGTGGCGTCAAGGCGCTGGTCAGGTTGGATTGGGTTTCTCCCCCCACCGGGTTTGTGAGCGAATACATCGTGGCGCTGAAGCCACCTGGTGGGGAATGGATCGAGCGAGGGCGCACGAGCGACCTGATGTTCGAGGTGTTCGACGTCGATCCGGGGATCCAAGAATTCCGGGTAAAGGCGATCAGCGTCGTTGGCGTCTCTTCGCCGTGGTTCACGATCACGCAGGAGGTTTACGGTCTTGGCGCAGAGCCTGTGGCGATCACGGGTGCGACCCTGCAAGCGGCGGGCGGCCTAGCCATCATAAAATGGGATTTGCACGCTGACCTCGATGTCCGGATCGGCGGAGCAATCGTGATCCGTCACACCACTTCAGACACCGCTACATGGGCCGGGTCGGTCAGCATGGAGCGTGCGAATGGCGCGCAAACAAACACGGCTCTGCCGCTCAAGCCTGGCACCTATATTTTGCGCGCGCAGGACAGCGGCGGGCGGCTCGGCCCGGGTATGTCTGTGGCCACCAGCGGCGCGCAGGTTGTGGCGTTTACATCGGTTGGGTTTCTTCAGGCGGACAGCACCTATTCCGGTGCCAAGGACGGCACCGTGGAAGTGGACGGTGTTCTGCGACTGGATTCTGCCCTGCCGATCGACGATTGGGGTTTGATCGACGGTTTGGGGGCAGTCGACACTATCGGCGGGATTTTGCCCGTGGGAACATACAACTTCGCATCGGGGCTGGACCTTGGGTCTGTGAAATCCGTTCGACTTCGTAGCGATATTACCCTGACCGCTTTGGACATGCTCGACCTGATCGACGCGCGAGAAAACAACATCGACGAATGGCCCGCGTTTGACGGCGTCGACGGCGGCGAGGTTGATGTAGTGATGGAGGTGCGCATGACACCTGATGATCCCGCAGCCGATCCGGTCTGGGGTTACTGGGGCCGCGTGGACAACACCGAAATAACCGCGCGCGGGTTTCAGTCCCGCGCCGTTCTTTCCAGCACAGACAATAGTTTCACGCCCGCTGTCACCCGGCTGCGGCTTTATGCAGATGAGGTGGCCTGATGGCACAAACCGATGACTTCGCACTTGGCAATGTGCCGGGCGCCACATTTCGTGGAAACTTAAATGAAATCCTTGCGGCCCTGCAAAGCACAAACGCCGGAGGCAGTGCGCCAACGGACACCGCGCCGGGGATGCTCTGGTTTGACACAACCGCGGCAGGGGTTTGGAAGTATCGCAATGCCGCAAATGACGCTTGGCTTTTGCTGTTCGCCGAAATGGCAACAGCCAGATTGAAAGGCCGTGTTTCGGCAGGCACAGGGGGTGCCGAGGATTTGACGGTCGGACAGGTGCAGACCCTGCTTGGGATTGCGGCACTCACCCAAATCCAAGTCGAAGATGCCGCCAGCGAAGTATTCGGCAGCGTGTCGGGCGAGCGGTTGTGGCAGGTAATTGCGGCAGCACCTGGTCGATTGGTCAAGGTTTCAGAAGTAACCAACGGATCGGCAGCGGCATCTGTGAATATACCCCTACCGACCACAGGATATAAGGCGTTGGAGGTTTTCTTCCGCGAGATAATTCCGACAAATAACGCCGTAAATATAGATTTTCAGGTGCAGGCGCTCGACGACACTTGGAGAACAAGTGGGTACGACGAACTATCTGGAACCTTTGGCACCGTAGGTTTTACATCAACCACCGGGTGCAGATTAGCAACTTCGGCAGGCAGCGCGGCAAGTAGCCCCGGAATTTGCGGCTCTCTTGCAATCGACGGTCTTGGGGCAAGTAAGAAAACAAGCCTGACAGTAAAACCCAACATATATGTCCATTCCAACGGGTATGTTTACAATACTAATTCCAGCAATCTTTACAACACTGCTGAGGCGAACAAGGCCATTCGACTAATACCGAGTGCTGGCAACATCGCAGCGGGAGCGATCTTTGAAGTTTGGGGAGAACCGACATGATAACGGAAAAACAGAAAAAGGCCCTAGCGGCGGAGGTTGTAGAAGCGCAACGGCTTATGCGGGTAGCTATGTCAACTGAGGCCCGATCCACTGCGTCCCTGTCCCGCCTCGATTTCGCCAAACTCGCCTTGCGTGAAGAGTGGATCACCCCAGCAGAGGCAAAAGCATATGTGGCGGGGAACGCATTGCCAGCGATTTTGACCGACATAATTAGCAAGCATATCGAAGGCGTGGGCAAGCAAGATATCGCGGAGATTAACGCCCTCGGTCAAATGGTGGTGAACCGCAATGACCTGCTGCTGCGACTGTTAATGGCGGCCATGAACGTCACCTCTGAGCAGATGGACGCGCACTTTGGACTTGAGCAGTGATAAACACTCTCGTCATGGCCAAGTCGCTCTGGCTCAACGAGCGCGATCGGCGGCGAACACAAAAACAGGCAGCGGCGGCGTGATGCGTCCCCTTGGCAATTTATCAGACCAACACAAGGAGAGGGCGAGCCATGCCGAATTGGGACATCTTACAGGCGGTCTGGCCACTGCTTTTGGGGATCGCAGGCCTGTGGGCGAGGATTGAAGTGGCGCTGTCAAAGTCACGCGATCAAAGCAAGGCGAATGCGCGTGAGATTGTCAAATTGGAGAGCAAGGTCGAGGCGCAGGCAGTGAGCGCCGCGCTGCAGGCTGTGCAGCTCGGGCGGATCGAGGAAGCACTAACGGGGATCGGCCGAACGCTCGAGCGCCTTGATAGCCGAATGGCAAAAATCTGATCATCGTATTTTTGCATGGGCGCATCAAGGCGATGCGTGACGAGAATGCGGGCACGCGATCGAGGGCGTCCGATTGATTCACGTGAAGTCCGAGGCTGCAAAGTTATGACCGGCAGACACTCGGAAATTGGCGTTGACTTGTCCATCCTGCGAGTTTGAAAAACCACGATCCCAATCGATGCCAGTTTGCACATTCCGGATACGTTCGCGACCCGTTCCGGGGGTCTTTTGTGTTTGGAGCCTTTGATTTGTTGGAAAATTACACCGGATTTGTAATCCGCTGCGTAACCACTCCGCCAACTCGCCATTTTCGTTGGTGCCGCCGACGCTTAGGCGATCCCGACAAAGAGCGCAAGAGAGGCGGTTTGCACATCAGTTTGCACATTCACCTTCTGGTCTTGTTCTGTTCCCGGCGCTTTTATCAGCATCAGCTTTCCAGTCAGCACGGATGGAAGCGACGTGACGTTGAACAGTGGCAACCGATAGACAGAGCTGTTCGGAACACTCGCGCTGAGTGCCTCCGGGATGCGCGACAAACCAAGTTCTGACTTTTTGGCGGTTCAAGTCTGCTTTTGCAGTGTTGTGGCTGAAATACGGCTTGGTCAGCATGCATCGCTCCTGATTAGATTTCACTTCCTCGTCTTCTGCGCTTCTGTCGCGCGCGCTTTCTGACGCGCTGGGCCTGCATATCGCCGGATCATCGCAATCGTGGCGTGGCCGGTGATTGATGCGATCTGCTCGTCCGTGCAGCCAGCTGCCGCAAGCTCTGACGCGGCGGCGTATCTCAGGGAGTGCAGATCGTGTGCTTCGGCCGATA